ATCGTGCAGTAGCTCCTCAGTCTGCTCGTGCGCGGTCGCTAACCAGTAGCGCACCACTGCTGCATGAAACGCATCTACTGCGCCGAGCCTGCTGAGGTCTGTCTTGTCCAGTCGGTCCTTCGCGTCCTTGATCAGCGCCGAGGCTTCAAGCAATAAAGTTGTGTTGCTCATGCCCTCACCTCCCGAAAAGCCTGCCGGGCGGAGCACAGCTCGTCCTCCGCACTCTCCAGATAGTTGGTCACGTCGTCATAGTCGGCGTCCTCTAAAAGCTCTCTCCGGACGGCCTTGATGCACAGCTCGATGATTTCGAGCCGCTCCGGAATCGGTCTTTCACTCATCTTTGCCCTCCGAAAACAGTTCCTGAATGTGAAGCCCCATTGCTGCGGCCTCAGTGTGCTCCCGTGCTGACTCTAGTTTTTTCGCCACATCCTCGTAGTCAAGACCTCTGGCAATCTCACTCAAAGCCTCCAGCGAGTCGATGCATTTCTGTGCCTCAAAGCCCATCATGAGGCGCATTGTCTCTTTTGCGTTCATTTCTCTCCCTCCTCTGTGTCTAAAAATGCCTTGCGAAAATCTTCTATCACGATCTTGGCGCGGCCGCTGGTCGCGGATACCGCCAGAGCCTTCACCGCGCCCTGCGTGTTTTTGACAGCGTGCGCGATTGATCTTTGCAAAATCGTGCGAGTCAGCTTTGCGCCCTTCGAAAGCGCATCTCGCGCGGTAGCGAGCTCAGCCATCACCGTGACCGCTGCATAGAAATCCATGCACGTACTCGCTGCGCTGCCAAGCGCATCCGCGGCCATAAACCCGTACTTTTCTTCCTTAATCGAGTCTTCACACGCTGTCATACCGGCAAGCGCCTTATGCGCTTCGGCGCGGCGCGATTCAATTCTTGCCGCTAACGCGTCCAGCATTTTGACGTCGTTCTCCACCAGCCGGTAAAACTCGCTTTTTACTCTCAAGCCTCTCCCTCCTCTGCGTGTCTTTCGAAATACTCGGTAAACTTTTCGCATTCCTCTCTTACGGCATTGATGCTGCCCGCAGCGATAAACATCGTTATGAGCTCCTCAGCGCCGCTTTTTGCATGGTCCAAGCGTGCAAGTGCCTCGACCGCGTCCTCGTGGCATTCCCGGACTCGGTTTGCGAATTCACCCAGTCGGTCAACCTCTTTGTGAATCACATCCTTGGCGTCCATTTTTCCTTCTCCGCTCACCTCTTGTATGTGACCCGTTCCCCATTCTCTGACTGGACCGTAATGGTGGTCGGAAAGCCACTCTCGTCCTGGGCTCGCGCCAAATATCTCAAATCCACGATTTTCAGCTTCTTTTTGTGATTCTCCTCACACCTTTTCGCCTCTGCCTTATCGGCGTAATCCGTGCGACAAACCTCGCATGTATAGAGCACCTTCTCCTTCACTCCGGTATCCTTTCCTCTTCCTCCTCTTTCGCGCCGTACTTTTCCCGAAAATGCGCGTCGAACGCCACACACTCACCCATCGCTTGCCGGATGCCAGCGGAAATGGCAAGCAGGTAGACCAGCTCAGTGCCGTCATCCTCTGTGTCTGCGATCTCGAGTGCGTCGAGGTCGTCGACGGCCTCTTCGTGGAGACCTTCGAGCCTGCGAAGCAACTCCTTGAGTCGGCTGACATCGGCCCGCACCTCTGTCAAAAACTCTTTCCTCATGCCGCCTCCGTTCTCTCAATCATCGGCCGGATGCCTCTCCGCTTCAGCAAATCGTAGAGGAAAAGCCGGCCTTTCTGTGTCCAGTACATATGCGTCCGTGCGCCCTGTGTGCCGTCCGGGCGGTTATAGTTCTGTGTCTTGGTCTGCGTGTAGCCGTAGCTCTGGTATTTCGAGTAAAGGAACCACACTCCGGACTGACTGAACTGTACGCCGAGGTCGTGAAGCATTTTGTTGAGAGCCTTTGCGCTAAGACCATAGTCTTTTGCGATCTCCGTGACCGAGAGCAGGCTCGGGCACTGAAGAATCAGGTCATAGTAGCTCGCCTTCGGCTTAAGCTCTGCAATCTGCTGGTCCTTGACTTTGTTCTCCACCTCAAGTGCCTTCCTTGCCTCGCGCTCTGCTTTCAGCGCCAGCAGCGCCCGAATGCCGAGATCCGGATCCGCGATAATGTCGTCGATTGCGTAAAGCCCGTGTCTCCGGATAGTCGGAAGCACCTCATCGAAAACCCAGCGCTCAAATCTCTCTGCCGAAGGAAGCTTGCTGCTGACGATCAGACGGTAAACATCGCCCTCGGGGATAAAGCTCATTTGCGTAGTCTGTTTAGTGATCGTCCCGTGCCGATTGGTCGTTTCGGATACCCCGTCGCGTTTCACGACGCCCTTGCAATGCCTCGCCACTGCGTCCCGGGGGTTGCTGTATCCCAGCGCCCGCGCAACGTCCGTCCCGGCAAAGTACGGCTTGCCTTCGATTTCTACGGTCCGGACCTCTCCAAATTCTGCATTCTCAAAGATTTTCAGTTCCTGCATTTTTCTCTCCTTTTCTCCTAAAGCCCTCTCCCCTATACTGTCCTCACAGGGCATTGCCGTGCCCGAGTCTATAGAGAGGAGGCGATAATGATGCCTAAAAAGCCAATCAAGCCGGGCACTGACAACCAACCTGCGGGAACCTATCACGAAGTCGGACCCCGTGGCGGAAAAGTCAGTCATGGTCGCACGGTTGAAATTGCTCCGGGCAAAAGGCTTCCGCCGACGCAGAAGCCAAAACGCGGCTGGACTAAGTGATTAGTCCTCTTCTGGATCATCGCCGAGATGCAGATCTTCGGCGGTGATCCTTTCTTTTCTCCTAGAGAAGCAAAAGCAGTAGTCAAAGATGTTGAACTGCAGCCATGCTTCTACGTAGAGCGCACCTTCGTCCACATCCCAGTATTTCGTGATGTAGTGATGTAGCAATTCTTTCCTCCTTTCTTAATCAACGACCCTTGCCCGCCTAAGGACAAGGAGCACTAGTTGCTGTAGACCGGTCTGAGCCGCACCCTGTAGCCGTCCGCCATATCAATGTCATCTTCTGTGATAGTGGCGATGGTTACGGGGTCTTTTTCGTCTGTCTCGACGATGATGCGCGTCCAGCCGCGAATCTCGGGCGGATTTTCTTTTCTCTTTTTCGTGTTCTTACCTCCTTTCTCTTTTTAACTTTTTGAAAGTTCCGAGGCAAAAAAAATTTCGCCCACCTCGCTTGCCGGGATTTGCAGCGCTTCGCACCATCGTATGATGTCCTCCTGTGAAAATGCCGCTTTCCCACGCAGCTTCTTGGAGATAGTCTGCTCCGTCTGACCGATATGCTGCGCAAAATTTTGCTGCGACCCGAACAACTCCACAATTCTGCCCTTTATTCTCTGTCGGTTCATTTGCCCTCCTTTCATGAATACTTTAACCTTTTGAAAGTCATGCGTCAAGCAGTATTTTTAATTTTTTGAATTCTCTTGTTTAATTTGTTGAAACATAGCGTTTAATATGATAGGCTTCCTATATCTAGCAAGGAGGTCTCTCATGGACGTAAAGGAATCCTTCCAACGGCGTTTTGAACAAGCACTTGCCAGCAGCGATTTAAAACCGAGTGAGCTCGCTGAAAAAACCGGCATATCGCAGGCTACCATCAGCCAGTATCGTAGCGGATACTCTAAACCGAAGCAGCCTCGCCTCATGAAACTTGCGACGGCACTTGGCGTGAGCCCCGTGTGGCTAATGGGACTCGACGTGTCTATGCACGACACAAGTCAAGAGCCCTCCATTCCCTCCTACCCAAACGTTTTCCCGCTACAGCGCACACGCATCCCGCTCCTCGGTGAAATCGCGTGCGGCGAGCCCATTTTCTGTAATGAGGGACGCGAGAGCTACATTGCAGCAGGGACGGACATAAAAGCTGACTTTTGCCTGAAAGCCCGCGGGGATAGTATGACCGGCGCGAGAATCATGGACGGCGATGTGGTCTTCATCCAGAAAGACGCGCCGCTCGAGGACGGTCAGATCTACGCGGTCGCGATCGACGACGAAGCGACATTGAAGCGTGTCTACTACGACGCTGAGGATCATATGCTGCAGCTGGTCGCAGAAAATCCGGCATACAAGCCGTTAATCTACACCGGTGAAAAGCTGGACCATGTGCATATCTTGGGGAAAGCGATTGCTTTCCAGAGTGATGTGAGATGAAAAACCCAAATGGCTATGGGACGGTGACCAGGCTTTCCGGAAATCGCCGGAAGCCATGGGTCGCAAAAGAAGGGAAGTCCGGTCGGCAAAAACCGATCGGCTATGCAGCTACCAGAGAAGAGGCGCTCATGCTGCTTGCTACATATAATGCCGCGCCCTGGGACATCGACCGGAGCAAGATCACGCTGCAAGAGCTTTTCAACCTATGGCGTGAAAAGAAAGCACCAAAAATGGGCCGCAGTAGTCAGCAGGCGATGGCAAGCGCATTTAAGCACTGCGCGCGGCTTCATACCACGCCGTACTGCCAGATTAAGGCCTATGATATGCAGGACTGTATCGACGGATGTGGGTACGGCTACTCTACGCAAAGCGCGATTAAGACCCTCTGGAAGCACCTCGACGCGCTTGCACTTGAGCTGGATATCGTGAGCAAGCAGTACTCAACGCTACTGGAGGCTGCACCCGTGCCGGATACATCCCGAAAGATCTTCACCGACGACGAAGTGGCGCGGCTCTGGGCGCACAAAGATTTACCTTGGGCGGACTTTGCACTTTTCCTTCTCTATACTGGATTCCGCATATCAGAGGCGCTCGGCATGAGGGTTGAGGATGTGGACTTTGACCAGAAGACCATGACCGGCGGAGTAAAAACCGCCGCGGGCAAAAACCGCGTAGTCCCGATACACTCTAAAATCCTGGGGATAGTAGAGGCGCGGGCTGCGGCATCGAAGCGCGGGTATCTCTTTGAGCATAACGGCCGCAAGCTGCCCCTGTCGGTGTACTATTTGATATGGGGGCGTATCATGCAGGACACCGGTATGCAGCACGTCCCTCATGAGTGCCGCCACACTTTCCGCTCCAGACTCGACTCTGCCGGAGCAAATCGGGTCTGCATCGACCGGCTCATGGGGCACAAATCGGGAAGCACCGGAGAGCGCGTTTACACGCACAAAACTATTGAAGAACTTCGTGCGAATCTTGAACTCATAACAAATTAGTAACAAAAAGGGCACAAACCGCTGTAAAATCAACGGTTTTCGCCCTTTTTGAATATATTGAATCAT